ATACTGTAAATCATTTTCTTCCCAGTTTATATCAGATTTTCCTAGAAAGTCAATGATGTATTTATTTAGCTCATCAACATCATTTATTTCTTTATCACTTTCAATTTCAAATTTTGTTTGAAGGTATTTTGTAAATATTTTAACTAAGTATTTATTCATGGTTTTTTCTTTCTACAGTGTAAATGAGGCGGGATTGTGTCCCGCCTCAAATAATTTAATTATTATGCACCTTCAACGCCAAAGATACCTCTGAAGTCAGATACGCCGAAGCTGTATCTTTCTCTAGCTTTGTATCTTACGTTGCCAGTATCAAAGTCACCTTCCATAGCAGTTTTAATTCCTGCTCTTTCAAAGTACTTCATACCATTTGGCACGTCAGTGATAATGTAGTACGCATCTGTGTCAGTTAAGAAATTGTTCACTCTGTAACCTTGAGGAACCATTCCCATAGAAACGATTGCGTTAATATCATTATCAGCAGTTCCAACTCTACCTTGAGACTTCATCAATCTCTCAGCTGTGAATTGAAGTTCAGAAGGAACAATCATTTTTACTCCTCTTGCAGCAATTTTTAGACCTCTTTCGTCTGTCATTGCAGCAATGTCGATCAAACATTGTTCTAATGAAGTTTCATTCAAGTCAGCTTGAGTTGTTAAAGTGTTTTTAACAGTGCCTGAGATTGTTGGGTGAGAAGTGTTAAATAATGAAACACCATCCCCTGAATCAAAAGCATCGTTAGTTGGTAGACCGTTAATTAACGGAGCTACTGCTTTAACTTGTTTTGTGTTCGCCATAGATCTAGCTAATGCTTTTGTGTATCTACTAGCAAGTCTGTCATACAAGTTATCTTCAATCGCTTCTTCAGTGATTGAAAACGCTAAAGCTACAGTCTCGTGAGTGTATCTAGCAGTGTATGTCTCTTGAGCATTGTCAAAAGTCACGCCAGCACCTTCAGACTTAGTCTGTGCTTGAGCAAAACCTGATAACATAACTTCTTCTTCAAACGCTCTGTCTGAAGATTCAGTTGTGTAGATCTCAGCATGCTGATTCTCATAACGTTTATATTCCAGGCCAAATAAGGCATTTAAACCTGGTTCTAGTTCTTTAACTAGTTGTCCTCTTGATATCGCCATAGTTTATTCTCCTTATACTCCTTGGTCTGATTTTAAGAAGTGCTCGTTGATCATACAAATAACGTTCGCCGCATCTGCTAAAGTTGTAGCATTTGACTTTTGGTTATTTTCCGCATCACCAGTCACTCCGATTACTTTTAACTGTTCTGAACCAGTTGAAAGTGTTCCTACATCCAATTCAGTTTTAGAAACGTAGTTTGCAGAATCACCTGCACCTAAAACTATATCGTATGTTGCGAATTTGCCTGATAGAGCAAATGCAGCATCACATTGGATTTCGAACCTTTCATAAGGATCGTCAGCCACGAAAGCCACTGTATCGCTAGCATTAACTTGCGTATAGTGATTCTTCCATGTTGGTTTACTTGTTGTTGGATCTGTATAGAACACCCCGTTCAATGATCCCAATAACGTAGCACCTACAGCTGCTTGGTGAATTGTACCAGCTGCTGTCGCTCCTACTGCATCTTGAAAATAGATAGTAGTAGAATCGTTTGCTGCGATTGAGTATTCACTTAAACCTTGGTTGTCTCTATTTTGTCCAACTTTTCCAATCGGTCTTAGACCGAATGCAGCGTCTTTATTTGTCGCCATAATAGTTGTCCTCCTTAGACATTAGTTAGTTTAAGTGCACTTTGTTGGTTTTAGAAATTCTTAAATTAGGATTTCTTGCTACCACCAAAAGTTACACGAGTTTGTCGATCAATATTGATCGGCATACTTGGGTGCTGTTCCTTCATTAAATCGTTGTCTACTGCCTCAACGTTTTCCTGAGCTTGTTTTTTATAATAGTCAGAACGTTGTCTTGCGATTTCTTCCGGTACCCTTGCCAGCACAAGGCCACCAACTCCGATCACTCCCTTATATTTACCGTCTTCTACGGTTGGAAAGTCTGAGTCAGGATATTCATCAGCTCTTACAAGCTCATATCCAGATCTTATTCTTCCAGCGATATTCTTAGTATCTTGGAATCCTAAAGATTCAGCTCTTATCCATCTATGCCTAAATCCAGTAGGCGCAGGGGGTGCATCTAAACTTGATGGTGGAGTCCAAACTTTTGGTTTAGATTCTTTTTCTCTAGTTTGACTCGCACGCGAGGTTCTTTTGTCGTTATTATTTTCCATATGCCTATACCTCCTTCGTGATATTTAATTGTTTCGCATATTCTTCAAGTGGCACACCTAATTTTTTAGCTATTGCTACCTGTGATGGTGTGAGCCTCACAGTTTTGCGACCAGTTTTTGTACTTCTTTTTGCCGAAGCAACTGTCTGTACAGGTTTGGCCGTTTCCACCTTTTGCTCATTATTAGCAAATTTGTGGGGGAATTCAAGTCTTATTCTCTTATCTATCTCAGAATAATACTCATCAGATTGTGGGTCAAAACCCTCTTCTTCTGTTAATTTTTTATGTAAATCAAAAGCAGTATAAGTCATAGCGGTATCTTGACCAAACCATGTGTTTTTTTCTGCCCATGACTCAGCTTTAGGATCAGGTGTTCCTCTAGCCGCTTGTTGTCTATTTAAATTAACTTCAGGAGTTCTAACTTCAGTTTCTCTTCTTTTTAAAGCTTCTTCTTGAGCTGTTTTAGCTTCAACAAACTTAGCTTGTTTATAAGCGTATTCTGAAATTAAAGATTGAGCTTCTACTTCTGCATTAATATCTCCTGCTTCTCTTGCAGCAGCTAATTTTGCTTTAGCAGATTCTAAACCAGATTTAATTCCTTCTTCAGTTGTTTTTAAGAAACTAGGTTCCATCTTAGACAATTTATCTTCTGCTCTTTTTTTATCTTCAATAATTCTTTGAGCATAAGTTAAAGCTTCGTCTTTTTGTCTCTCAGCTTCTCTCCATTTTTTAGTTAATTTAGCTATTCTTTTTTGAACACCTTCAGAATATTGTTTTAGTTCATCTTCTGTTGGTTCTTTTTTATCTTCTTCTTTAGCTTCAACTTTTTCTTCTGGTTGTTCTTCAACAACTTCAGTTTTAGTTTCTTCAGCAGAAGTTTCTACTTCAGGTGTTTCTGTTTCTTTAGAATTATCTTCTAATTCTATTTCAGCACCTGGACCAGATGTGTCGATATCGACTGTTTTGTTTTCTTCTTGTTGCATAGTTTCCTCCTATGTTAGTATTGATGAAGTATATCTTCGGGATTGTCGATGGTTGCTAAAACTTCATCGTCATTTAGCAATCTAACTTCCCCACCGTCTATCTGGATTCTTGATCCAGCATATCTTGCAAAAATTACCCAGTCACCTTTTTTACACCAAGCACCTTCAGGAAATTTTTCTTTATCATAACAATGTGGACCCATAGCAAGAACTAAACCACAAGTAGATCCTACTTGTTGTCGCTCTAAAGTTTCTTGTCCTAGATATAATCCACCTTTAGTTTTTTCTGCCATTTTAAATGGTAGAACAACTAATCTCCATCCAGTTGGTTTAGGTAATTTATTTGATTCTTTTGTTTTTAAACGTTCATAACCATCAACTTCTTTTTGATGATCTTCTTTGTATTTATCTAATAATGCCGATTTAACCTTTGGGGTTTCCGAATTCGACGACGTTTTCTGGTCTTTCAGTATCATGTTTTTTATCCTCCTTTGGATTTAGCAGGCTTGATATTTCCTGTGATATTCTTAAATAGGCGTGTGCCTGTCCCATCATATACTTGTATTTTTCCATATTGTCAATACCACCACCAATCATAGCATCTCCAATATTTTGATATGATTCTTTTAACATTTTTTGTAATTTATTTAATACTACTAGTTCTTCATTTAACATTAGCTACTTTACCTTTATTTGTACCTTTCTTAAGAACATATTTTTGTGTACCGTTCGCACCGGTATCTACCTCTTTACGAAGGTCTTTAAACAAACTTTGTTCTTTATTTTTTCGATCTTTTTCTTTTAGAAAAGATTCTATTGTTTTTGAGTCTCTCATATATACTAGGTATAATTACATCAAAAAATTTGTCAAGAGCACCGAATAGTGCGTACATGAATTTATCTATCATTAGCAATTCCACTTTCTAAGTGACTTATTAATTCTTGAATCCGGATCCCTGGCTGTTTTAGCTGAAGTCAATCTCTTTTTCATACCCTTCATTCTAGCACAAAATGACTTACGTCTTTTTGCTGCTTTTGATCCTTTTTTTAATTTTGATGGTTTAGTCGTTACTGCTGTTTTTAATTTTGATCCAGGATTAGCTGCTCTATAAGATGCAACGCCTTTACGGTTCAGGCCTCCGGACTCTGATTTACCTTCTTTTCTTTGCCATGCTGGCGATTTACTTCCTGATGCAAATTGTCTTCTAAACATATGTTTTAACGTTAGTTGGTTTTGGTCCTTTATTACCCGCTTGTCTTTT